ATCGATCATCACTTCGCCGACGCCACCGCCGCGCCTGTCGCCAAACCCGACGTTCAAAACCTGCCAGTACTGCGACATGAAAGGCATTTGCCATGAAGGAAAGATGGTCGAAAAGAATTGCCGCTCGTGCCGCTATGCGCAGCCTGTTGATAATGCCGAATGGTTCTGCCACGTCCATAAAGCAAACATCCCAAAGGAATACATTCCGTCCGGATGCCCAAGCTATGACAGTATCAACAAAGGTTAAACAGCCGTGGTATTTGTCGCATGCTGAGACGATAGCGCAAAACGTTATAGGCCAGCTGCTTGCGTTCGCAATCCTTTGGTGTTATGATATCAAAGGTTCTACCGGACTTAAGCTGCAACTTACCTTCTTGATAGCCGCATACATTCGCGGTTATTTAATTCGCAGATTCTTCAATAGCATCAAATGATTTTCGAAGATCGTTGGTATCAGTCGGAAGCGGAATTTTCCGTTATCGACTACTTCCAAAGCGGCAAGACTGGCAACCCAATTGTCGCGATGCCTACCGGAACCGGCAAAAGCGTTGTCATAGCAAACCTTGTCGCTAACATTTTCCGCAATTGGCCGAACCAGCGGATAATGATGCTAACGCACGTTAAAGAGTTGATCGAGCAGAACGCCGCAAAGCTGCTAGCGCGTTGGCCTCTAGCGCCGCTCGGCATTTACAGCGCCGGGCTAAAGTCCCGAGACATGGTTTTGCCAATCGTTTTCGGCGGCGTGCAATCCGTGTCGAAAGCCATTGCTCGTGCTGAAAAGGATCAGGCCGATATCCCGGCGCATTACCGGCATTTCGGCTGGCGTGACTTGGTGTTCATCGACGAATGCCATTTGCTTTCACCCGATGACGAAAGCATGTATCAATACGTCATCGCTGAATTGAAGAAGATCAACCCTTATCTGAAAGTTATTGGCTTTACAGCTACGCAATACCGGCTAAAACAAGGCCTGTTGACTGACGGCGGCATGTTCACAGATACGTGCTATGACATTACCGGAATTGAGGCGTTTAATCGTTTGATTGCAGAAGGCTACTTGGCGCCGCTCTACGCAAAGCCAACAGTCACGCAAATCGATTTGTCGAACGTAAGCGTTCAAGGCGGCGAGTACAACCAAAAGCAATCTGCCGCGCAAATCGACAAGGACGAAGTTACCTATTCGGCCGTCAAAGAAATGTGCGAAAAGGCGCATGATCGTCGCGCGTGGCTGATCTTCGCATCCAGTATCGCCAATGCCGAGCACATCGCAGCAATGCTAAATAGCTTCGGCATCGCGGCAGCTGCTTCGCATTCCGATCTAGAAAAGGTCGACAAAAACGAAAACAAACGCCGCATTGGCGATTTCAAAAGCGGCCAGCTGCGAGCGCTTGTAAACATGAACAAGCTGACAACCGGCTTCGATCATCCGCCGATTGACTTTATCGGATGCCTTCGCGCAACGCTTTCCCCCGCTCTATGGGTTCAGATGCTCGGTCGAGGAACACGCCCAAGTCGCGAAACCCAAAAGGAAAATTGCTTGTGCCTTGACTTCGCAGCCAATGGCCGCAGGCTTGGTCCAATTAACGACCCGAAGATACCGCAAAAGCCCGGCAAAGGTGGCGGCGACATGCCTGTCAGAATTTGCGATCAATGCGGCACATACAACCACGCAGCAGCCCGGTTTTGCTGTGAATGTGGGAATGAATTCGAATTCAAGACAAAGCTTTTTCACACCGCAAGCGAAATCCCATTGCTGCGCGGTGATCTTCCGATTATTGAATGGGTTGACGTTTCCAAAGTTATTTACGGGCTGCATGAAAAGAAGAATGCCGAAGGTATTTTGCTTTCGGCACCGATGATTAAGGTTTCATATTTCGCAGGAAATTTCATGCGATATGACAAATACATCGGCCTAGAACACAAAGGTAAATTCCTGCACGAATCTCGCGAATGGTGGCGGCAGCATCATCACGAAGAACCGCCGTTGTTTACATGGCAAGCGCTTTCACGCACAAGCGAATTGCGTTGGCCTAAGCGTATCCGCGTTCACATCAACAAAAAGTATCCTGAAATTCTCGGGTTTGAATTCTGAAAGGAAATATCATGGCAACCGCTAAACCACGCGCACGCCGCAAGGCTTCAGGCGTCGCAGGTAATCCAGCTGCAAAGCTAATTGAGGCACTTCAATTTGTCGCAATGGCGCAAGACAAAGCCGGTCCAGTCGGCACGCAATTTTGCATGTTGCGAAACAATTGGGTTGCCGCATCCAATGGCGTATTGACTATCGGCGCGAAGATTGAAGAAGACTTGGAGGTCTGCCCACATACGCTTCAGTTTTTGGACGCTCTGACGAAGGCCACCGTGGAGCAGACCATTGCGCAGGACTCGCCCGCCGTGCTGAGCGTGCAGGGAGGGGCATTCCGGGGCCTCGTGGCCTGCGCAGAGCCCGAGTTGGTGTACGTACCGCCCCCTGACCCGGCAATCGCTCCATGCGACGCCCGGCTGGTGGCTTCCATGGATCACGTCCAGATGCTTGCGACGGACAATGCGCCCGAAGCAATGAAAGCCGCAGTTCTGGTGCAAGCTTGGACGTGTGTAGCGACGAATGGTCACGTTCTGCTAGAACACGCACACGGAATTGACATGCCGCCGAATTTGCTTGTTCCAAAGAAATCGGTTCAAGCAATCGTCAAGTGCAAGAAGATTCCAACGGCTTTCGGATATTCGCAATCGTCTTTGACAATCTGGTTCGAAGACGGTTCGTTTATCAAGACGCAATTGTTCAATGAACAGTACGTCAACTATCGCAACATGTTCCCGGAAAAGCCTAACGCATGGCCGCTTCCGAACGGTTTCTTTTCAGCCGTTCATGCCATCGCATCGTTCTCCGAAAACAATGTGGTATACTTCGACAAAGGCGTAATGTCGTCGCACATCCACGAGACACGAGCTTCAACGTACAAGGTCGAAGGACTGAAAGAAGACATGGCTTTCAATGCCGCATATCTGCTAATGTGCGAACTGGATTTCAAGACCGCAGATTTCCAGCCAGAGAAAGGCCGCGTTATCTTCTACGGCGATGAATCTCGCGGCGTCATCATGGGCATTGACATGAGCGAAGCTCGCAGGCGCCGTGAAGCAATGCAAAGCCAAACGCGCAGAGTGGTTACTGAAGCGGCGAAAACGCATTTCGCGGTCGGTGATGATCGCAAGCCGCTTACCGCTTTCGATGACATGGACGACGATATTCCGTTCTAAATATGCAAGTTAATGCCGAAGGCTTTGTAGTAGCCAAGTCCCAACGCAAGCGCGCGACCCGCGCTGATGCGATGGAACGGTCATTGAAACCGGTGTCGTTTTACAATGACATGGAATTAATGGCCGTTCCAACCGGCAGCATCTTCGTTTTCGACGCGGAAGTTTACCGCAACTTCTTTTATGTCGCATTCAAAAACGTTGTGACCGGCAAAGTCATCGCATTCGAACGTTCGCCCGATGGCGATTTTGATTCGAATAAGCTTCGTTGGATGCTCTGGCGTTTCCTTATCGTGGGCTTCAATTCGAACGACTACGATATCCCAATTCTTACCGTAGCGCTCGCCGGATTCAGCAATAGCGCTATAAAGGATTGTTCCGACTGGCTTATCTCAAACGGCCGCGATGAATACGGCAAGCGCCGCAAAATTCAAAAGTGGCAATTCGAAAAACAATTCAAGGTTCGGATTCCCGAATACAACCACGTTGACCTTATTGAAGTTGCGCCGCTTGACGGATCGCTAAAGCTCTACGCCGGGCGCCTGCACTGCGACCGGATGCAAGACCTCCCGTTTGATCCTGCCCACATCCTGACGGCCACCGAGGCGGCTATCGTGCGGCCGTACTGCTGCAACGACCTCGATAACACGCAATTGCTCGCATGGGAGCTTTGGCCCGCAATTGAGCTTCGGACAGAAATGTCTAAGACTTACGGCACAGAGCTTCGCAGCAAGTCGGACGCGCAAGTCGCCGAAGCTGTTTTCAATGCAGAGATTCAAAAGATTACCGGCGTCTATCCAAAGAAGGTTGACGAAGTAAGCGACGAACCCCTGCAATACAATATACCGGATATCATCAAGTTCAAATCGCCTGAGCTTAATGCAATGCTGGATAAAATCCGCAATGCACGGTTTGAACTTGACGGGCTCGGTTCGCCAATGTGGCCGCATGGCTTGGGCGAAAAGGAAAAGTCGGAAACAGGAAAAGAAGTCTGGGTTC